TTTTGACAAACTTAATAAGAAAGAAAAGAAAGAATCATGCAAGATCAAGCCAACCTCGCAGCAACTTATACTTTTCCTGATGGAAGTGTTCACATGCAGACCAACTGGACTCCTCATCAGTCTATAGCCAGGTATCTTCAAGAGTACATGACTACTGATAGCCATTATGAAATACCTGATGAAGTGTTCTCTAGGATGCCACATGAAGTCTTGTTTGAACATATCTTTCCCAATGAGAAGTCTGACGTCAGATTGACCACCATTTTCAGACTTGATGAGCCATCAGACTATCTCACTCCAGATCTCATAAGGAAGACAGATGAAGGAATTGAAGTCGTTGAGCTCAAGACTTGTTACTTCAATGATATGATGAGGTCTCGCAGTCAGGAAGTCATTGACTTGTACAATGAAGAAGTGAAGAAGAGGGCAATTCTCAGTAAAAAGTCTTATAGTCTCTATCATATTGTAGTGTCCAGAGACCGCGTATTGACAAACTATCCAAGAGAGCTTCCTCCTGATCTAAGTGAACTGTACACAGAGTGTTCAAATCTAAAATCGCTAGCAACTCAGTCTGGCTGGCTTTATGAGATGGACAATGGGTTTAGTGAGGATCAGAAGCAGCTACTATCAGATTTAAAGCAGCTTCATCTGCCCAAGACCTCTGAGGACATGGAGATCAGTCTAGAAGACGTCAGAGACTGGCAGTCTAGATCAGATAGAGCAGTCAAAGCATCTGCAAGATCACAGTTCCTCAAAGCAACTGGAGAGTCTCATAGAGAGGTACTCAATTCAATGAGAGCTGCTAAGAATCCAGAAAAAGTGATACAAGATTATGATGAGGAATGTGTAAAGCAGATTAGCAAGTATTGGAAGATTCACGATAATCATTACAACTCATCACGAACAGATAGAAAAGCTTGTGTGCAGCTGCCTCTTTTCATATCAAAACTAGATTCTAACGAGTTCAGCAACTTTGACAGGCTGAGTAGCTTGATTAGATTGAGAATAAACCCAACAAGAGCACATTCTAGACTCTGGTTAGCATCCCTAGAGTGGGCAAGTCAAAATTTCGATGACGCATTTGCTGATAATGTAGTCTTGCCAGACCTAGAGCCAATGTCTGAAAAGAATGACATTCAAAAGAAGAGACGCAGAAAGCACTTCAGAGTCAAGCCCACAATAAGTGAGGATGATAAGATCAAGCTAGCTACAGTTGGTATTGAGTCAAGAAAGTACAGAGAAGATTCAATAGTTCAATCTCTAATAGATGAGAAATCGAAGGGCTTTTCTTCATCAGTCGATGTTAGTGACATTGACCGATTCGTCAAGAATTTTAAAGTGAAGGATCTTGAATGGGACTTTTCTCCACTGTTCTCTGATTTGGAATCTCTACACAGCAGAGCTCTAGAGATCATGAATCAGGGGTCAACTTACAATAAGTTCACAGATGATTCGACAGGCTTTGTTGATAGGTTTTCAAGAAGCAATTTAGGAGTTGCCTTAGAACAGTTAGATTATATTGTTCAGGAAGTGAATATTTCAAGACAGCAGTATTGCAATTCTGGTGAGTTCATACTCAAATCACTTCCATTGCTAGGAATACACTTGTTAATAAAGCCCACAAATCCCAATTCACAGATATTCTTTTCGGTTTTGGTGAAGAAGGATGACATGATAGAAAAATTTGATCTTCCTTTCAAGACCATGCATGATTTCGGAGATGTGTACATTAGTGAGTTTGTGAGCCTCAATCCTCACTCCTGCACTCACTACTTGTATATTAGAGAAAAAGCAATGTCATTGTTTTCAATGTGGATGTCTTTACACTCTACATACCTTTCTACAGAGTTTGAAGATGTTCCAGAGGATTGTCACGAGCACTTCAATGCAAGCCTATTGTTCTGGTTAGAAGGCAAAGAGCAGACAAGCAAAGAAGTTCAACAAATTAGATATGCTTACATGGAGGTTTGCATGGACAATTTTATCAATCACAATCCACTGAAGATACTTTCTAAGTGGGAAGAATTTTCTCGAAGTAGGTTATGTGTCTGGATGAGGAAGAGAGTCATAAACTGTCTGGCAAATATGAAGCCAGGGAAGAGGTACACATCTTTAGATGAATTTGACATAACTGAGTTTGACAAGACGCTTGACAAGGACTGTGCAGTGATTTCATGGGTGACTGGGAAAGAAGTTGGGAAATTTGAGATTGCTCTGAATCTATCCTACTTTGGAGTGTTGCACAACAAAGAAGATTCAAAAGAGATGCATGGATATCTGAAGATATTCCAAAAGGTGATAAGTGAGGAGTTAAAAATGCGAGATGCAAAGAAGGAAAATATGGGTAGAACGTCCAACAATCCAACAGACTTAAAGTCTCATGAATTCAATACTGACTTTGTGTGTGCAATAGGAGACACACTGTCACAAAAATTAGAAGAGAAACATCCTGGACACAAGTCTTGGATACTTAACAAGTGCACAGAAAAGCTCCTTGGAAGAGACATTGAGAAATTAGCAACCATGAAGAAGTCAGCGACAGGGGATTTGAGCAGATTTGAACACATAAGGGACTCTAAGGAGAATGAGAGAGTTACATGTCTAGAGGCCAGCATTCATTTGATGGAAAAAGGAATGGATTATAGAGTGATGAAACAGGTTGGTACTCTAGCAAAGCAGGTCAAACGAGACTATGGTGGAATTGTCAGCAATCTTTTCAAGAAGCTGCAGATTGGGGGAGTTAGAGAGATATTTGTCTTAGAGTTTAGATGTAGAATTGTGATACACTTCGTTGAAACCATCTGCAGGACCATATGCGATGAAATGGACAATGAGATGCTGACGAAAGGAGACAAGAAGCTGAACAGAACAGATCAGCATTTTCAGCAGATGATGTCTCACCTAAGGCCTAGTAGGACCTCTGCCACAGTCATAAATTCTGATGATGCAACTACTTGGGCTCAGAGATTTGTGATGCCAGTTTTTGGCTGCTTCCTTTCAAGATTGCTTCCAGAAGAATTCGTTGAGCCAGTGATGTTTGTTCTGAACATGGTTACAAATAAAAAGTTGGAGTTACCTCATCAGCTTCTGGACCTGTATGATCAGCATCCAGAGACTAGAGGTTTTGATGAGGGAATGAACGAATTGAAGGATCAGTATATGGGACTCAGTGGTCACTCTGACTTGCTTGAGCCAAGATCCAGGATGCTCAAGAACAGATCCAACATGATGCAAGGGATACTGCATTACACTTCTAGCTTACTGCATTCAGGCTTTCTTTACATGTGGGAAGAAATGTCAGTGAGTTCGTTGCGCAGTGTACTATCTAACACATATTCTCTATCCAGCAAAGAAATGAGAGTTGTATCCACAACTAAAGTATCATCAGATGACTCTTCTTGCATATTGTCAATTGTGGTGGAGAAAGAACCTGTTGATGCCACTGAGAAGCAGGTGTCACAATTAAACTCACAGAACTTACGAATGCTAATGAGTGTGTTCACAGAAGCAAAAGCAAAGCTATATCCGTTGTTTGCTGCCAAGCAGAGTATTGAAAAGAGTTCTACATCTGGACACTCAAATGTTGAAGAATTCAACTCTCTATGGTACTACAAGAACACATTGATAACTCCCAGCATAAAGTTCGTTGCTGCATGTGTCAAGACTCATCCAAATTCTAAGCTAGATGATCGATACAACACATATGCAAACTTAAGAAACAATCTGTTTGAGCACAGTGGGAACATTATGCTTTGTAATGTTTGTCAATTTGGGCAGTTGAGCGCTCACTACAAGACACTAGGACTTCGAACAAACAGAATGTGGGAAAAGTATCGACAAACATTGCTGGAGTCACCGCATCCTGCAATAGGGTTCTTTTTGCTGGAGCATCCACTATGCTGTGGCATGTTCGGAACAGACATGTCTGTCTATATGGCCTGTTCAAATCCTCATTTCAGAAACATGCATCTTGGACTGTATAAGGATGAGAACTTTGAATTCACCGAGGATGGCAAGCCAACGGTTCGAACATACATATCTTTCGGTCAATCTGCTAAGTATTATGCATTCAAGCAAGCTCTCAGGATTAGTGATGGAGAACTAAAGAATTACGTTGAAGAGAATCTCATAAATCTGTACAGAGAAACATCCACAACGTATGATAGTCTGATGAAACTTAAAATACAAGCTTCTAATCCAGCATTATCTGAATCAATGAGCTTCCAGACTGACTCGAGACTTCATGCAGCATCATCCTACATACTGCAGGATGCAGTTATACTGCAGTCTAAGGGCATGATGGGAGCTAGCCACTCCCACAAAACATTCTTTGGAATAGCTAATTCCTTCAACACTGAGACCATAAAGGATTATAAGTGGCTTTTCCCATTTGGCAATTTCTATGATTCTGTTCTTTCTGTTTTGAACAACTACAAGACAAGCTCTCTTGGAGCATACATAAATCGCAGATCTGTCGCAAGCAAATTAGACATTTCTACCAACAGTGTTGTCCAGTCTGTGACCTTGTTCCAGGTGCTTCAGAGACTGTGGTTTGACATACCAGACGTTAAAGGCACTAGATTCTCTCATAATCTTGTTTTGAATCACTACAAGCAGAAGTTTCCTTGGATACATGACACAGCTGAGAAAACTCTAGAGTCATCTCCATTCAATGATCACATGTCTCTGAGAAATTTTATCATCTCTGTGTCAGCAAAGAAGAAGACAGTGAGGACTTATGCTCCTAGCAACGTAGTTAGTTCTCCAATAGATATAGTAAGATCAATGGTGGAGAACTGTCAATGGAAAGGTCAGAAGCTGAACTACGTTGCAGTAAATACTGTAGAAGATGCTAGAACGGCTATGCAAATTCTAACTGAGAGGATATGGAGATGCTTGCGAGCACCCTTAGTCCATGACAAAGCAGAGAAGATAGAAGAGATTCTTTCAATGAACATTGACCCATTTGCAAGTGCTGAATTGACAAAGGATATGTATGAATTGTCACAGAGTCAAATAGCTCTAAGCGTGATGATTAAATATGCAAAGATGGCAGATCAGTCCTCTATTTTAAAGTCTGTTATACCAGCTCTGATTGAAAGATTCCGGCTAGGAGTCATCGGCTATTTTTCAGTTAGGCAAACTCTTCATCAAGGAATGTACGTTGGGAAAGCGGTTTACACAGGATTGATGGAGGGCTTCAGGGTTGAAATACTTGCTCAGGATTCTGTTGTACAGAAAGTGAGATGCATAAATGAAGTTGAGCTTTCTCACATGTCCCACACTCTATGGGACTTTATTAAAGATTTGGGATGGTCCGTGCTCCATCCAATTAGAAGGCAAGACACCAAGTACTGGGACTTCAATGTTAGAAGAATGGTCAGAACGAAACATGTGAGGTCTGTTGAAGTAGAGTTCATGAAATTGAAAGGATTACCAGAGTTGTCTACAGCAGGGATGAAGCTGGAAGTGACAGATTACAACACAATAAGATTGGTAAATTATGATCTAGGACGTAAGTACACTATTTTATCTTATAGAGTCAAAACCAAAGATCTTGGGACGAATGACACTCATAAAAAGAGCGAAATGGATGACACAAATGATCATGTGTCCACATGGTTGCGTAGTGACAAGATGCAAGTGAGGAAGATAGAAGACGAGATTCTTAGCAATCCTGATTATGAGTCATGGACATGTGACACGCTCAGGAGACGACTGATGGGATTGAACAAACTCCCTAATCTTGACTCTCTGTTTGAGCAATCTGCAGATCAGATGGTCACAACTGCTGATGATGATGATTCTGACACCTCTAGCTTCATGAGAATGGCAGCTCAAGAGATGATGACCCCTGAGGATCTGGAGATGTTTGAGTTCATGTTTAGAGATGCATCAGAAGCGTCAGATGATGAGTCAGAGTCCACCACAGAGGATCATCAAAGGCTAGCTCTGGAGGAATTCACAGATGCATCATTAAAAGATCTCTCTTGGTTAGACTTTGTTAAGATGCCTTTTCGACCTGGAATATCTGTTGATTCTGCAGTGACGAACAAATTCTTTGATGATTTTATAGATGAGTATTCAACTATCTTCGGGAAGGTGTTTCTGAACTTCTTTGTCAGAAAGCCTCTCTCTCTTAGATTCCTTATAGAGACGAAGAGGAAGAGGGAGGCAGAGAACGATGAAATGTTCTCATCTTCGAATTTCGATGATATTATCTAGTCTGGACTGTGGTGCACTCTCTTTACTTAATTACATGTTCTTTCT